CCCCTAACATCTTTATGTCCTAACCAATTCTTGGTTATACAGATTTGTAATCTTGAAGATCCATTCATTACTGATGTGGATGATTCTTTTAATGTTTATCTAAACGGTAATTCTATCGGAACTATTGCAGTAAATGGATCTACTATTACTAACTCAGTATTTATCGGTTCTCATCCAGCAACCTATGTTGATATTCAAGAACCAAACTTCCAATGTCCTCTAAATAAGTCCAGCATTCAATACTTTCCTGCATTTTATGCAAGTGAGGGTAATAATGTAATCTCTTTATCAAGCACATCTCTATCCACCAATCAATCCACATATAATTTTCAAGCTAGTTTATATTGGTTAATTGGTCATAGCTTATTTGCCCCAAGAGAATTCTTAGATGAATTTTATGATATAGATGCTAATGGAAATAAACATGTTGATTTTACATATACTTGTTTACCTCCTCCTCCTCCACCATTTACTCCTCCTCCAACTCCTCCTCCCCCAACAACATTACCACCCATATTCTTTAGTGATTGTGGATCGAAAGTATTAGTAATACAACACGGTACTGATGATGCAGGATCTACTGACGATTATAAACTATTTTTAAATGGGAGATATATTGGTGACACAATCATATTGGAAGGAGAAGGACCATTTGGTAGTATCTATATTGGTGCTGACGATAGAGTATATAATATTAGAGACAACACTCCTCTAAAATATCCAGAACTCTCCGCATCAGTTATTTATAGTTTTAATAAAGAAGTAGTCAATTTCGGCATGAATGAATTGACTTTGTATAACTACACCAATCAATTATCGTCAAATAATGGTGATGTAAGAGTTATATTATATGATATTGCTGGATTGAGAGAGTCTGATTTATCTAATCCATCATTAACAGATTTAGTGGATGGAGAAGAAGTGGGAACTTATGTGTATGATGGATTGAGTGGTAGCTATCTCTCGTTTTTCTTCCTATTATCATGTAATGATTATCTAGAGACAACCACTACAACAACAACTGATGTATTTGATCCTCTAGCAACAACTACTAGAAGATTTAGACCCCCTCCTGTGTTTCCTCCGTTTGTGGGCGATCCTGAAGATCCGTTTCCACCATTTGAAACAACACCATTACTGACAACTTCCACAACAAGAACCCCTGAACAGCCTTTCTTTACCACTACCCCATCAATTCCTCCCCCATGTGTTGAGAGTTGCAATAAGTTAAAGTTCTAATAATTATAGTATGAGAAAACTTACTATTGGAATGGCAACCCATGATGACTACGATGGGTTATACTTCAGTATTCAGGCCATAAGAATGTATCATAGAGAAGTTATTAATGATATTGAGTTTGTAATTATTGATAATAATCATGGTTCAAATCATGGTAAGGCTATTAGAGACTTTATTGGTCGCATAAAAGAACCAGTCCAATATCTACCCTTTACAAAATACCAATCCACCATTGTAAAGAACAAGGTTTTTGAATTGGCTGATACTCCCTATGTCCTCTGCATTGACTCCCACGTTCTTCTGGAGCAGGGATCACTCAAAAAACTCATAGACTACTACGAAAGTGGTCAAGACGAGGGAAACCTGCTCCACGGGCCATTAATGTATGACAAATTTGATGCTGTAAGCACTCATTTCGATCTCAAAAAGTGGGGAAGCCATATGTGGGGAGCTTGGGCCTTAGATGGAAGGGGATTTGACCCCAATAATCCACCATTTGAGATACCCGCCCAAGGAATGGGTCTTTTTTCATGCAGAAAAGACTCTTGGCTTGGATTCAATAAGGAATTTCGGGGATTTGGAGGAGAAGAGGGATATATACATGAAAAATACCGTAAACACGGCAAAAAAGTCATGTGTTTACCATTTTTAAGATGGATGCATCGCTTTGATCGACCAAATGGAGCCTCCTATCCCAATAATCTTAAGGATAGGTTTAGAAATTACTATATTGGATTCTCTGAATTAGGTCTAGATAAAACTGAACTCCTAGCCAACTTCAAAGATATAGCCACCCCCCAATATCTAAAACTTTTAGATGCTGAAATAGCTCAAATGTTTCCTATTTCCAGTTCACAAGAAACATCGTGAACCATCGCAGGGAATCTTCTCTGAATATATTCATCTAATGCCAATGGTTTAACAATATTTTCCATTGAAACATTCATTTCCCTTGCCCTTTGTTCAATAAAGCCCATAGCTTCTATTAAACATGCCCATCTACTATACTCCTCAATCTCCATATGTTCAATGGAGCCATTTTTATGCTTAATTTTAACGGTTTTCATGCATTTATCGGTTTTCGTCCACTAATTTTTCAAAATTTTGGACATTTGCTTGTAAAGGTTCGCTTAGTAGAACAGAATTATAGGCAATTTCGACCCTATACTTGTTTTTACACTTCTCACACTCCACAATATTGTCTAAATTGGGGGAAAATAACCCCTCAAAGGTGTTTCCACCACACAAACAGGGTAATTTTACCAGTTGTGAATCAAAAATCTTCTCATATTCATCAAGAATGTCCTCCCTCTGCTTCAAAGCATCCCCCTGTTCGGCCAAAAGTCTTTCCAAATCCTGAATTATCAACTTATCTTCCTCATTTGCACTCTTTTTCTTAACTATGAAGAATGTTCCCAATAAAGAAACGGGTAATATTAAGAATAATAGGTTTATAAATGGTATAAACACCGAACACCCCCCCGAAATGCTGATAGAAGCTACAACTGCACACAGATACGCCAAATAGTTTTCCTTAATATGGTTCATACTCGATATAGTAACACGAAAAACGCTTTCGTCAAGAATTAATTATCGTAAACTTCATCTGGCTCATCTCCAATGTGTTTGGCCCCGATTGAGTAGACTTCTAGGGTAGGATCAACATTTTTAAGTAAATAAACCATCATTTTTTCAGTATTTCTCTTCAATTCTAGTAATTGTTTCTTATTTTTAAATTCTTTACTTTTTAATGCAACATCTAATGCTTTAATAGCTTGCATGGCATTATCAATAATATTGGCATAATACTGCGGAACTTCCCCCAATTCATATGGAAGGATGTTGGGAGCCTTGTGGGTGTCCCTTTCTTCCTTCTTCCATTGCTTCATTTGTTGGCTAGGATCGTTGTCATAATTGATTTCGCCAGAAGCAAATTTTGTAGAATACGGTGAATTCATACTAATATTTAGTAGTAAAAGACTAAATATATTAATATGAAACTCAATTTATTTGAAAAAGCATTTCGTAAATCGTTGGATGAAGCTATTGCCACCGAATTTGATAAGGATTTAGAAAGAGACGCTATGGAGTCTTCTTTGGATGATGGTGTTGATCCTACAGAGTTTGATGCTAATCTTGAACCATCCCCTGAAGAAATGGCTACAACTGACGAAGTGGCAGATGCCATGTCTCGCAGAAACCAACAAATTATCGCAGAACTTCAAAACTGGATTGATGAAATTGAAGGATTCCTTGAATTCCTTAACAGTGAACAACCCCACAGTGTTCAATCAAGATTGGCTGCTGCTGAACCTGATACCATTATGGATAAGATGAAGCAATCACAACAAACCAAAATTTCCCGTGTGGCATCTGACCTTGCATCGCTTCACCAAAACTTCTTAGGTTTCATGGCTCAAACCAGCAACGCAAGATTCAAGTATGTTTAATACTTACTAAAGAGAACCTTATACTTTAACAATCCCTCTTTACCACATAAAGCATTCTTTTTAACGAAGGAATGCTTTATTTCGTTTCTATTAGTTTGTATACAGAGTTGATTAAAGTCCTTATAGTCTATAAACTTCTCTGGCCAAATAAAAACACACTCTCCCTGTTCTAATAAATACTCAGTCTTAATTCTGGCCGCTTTATCATTCCATTGATTATCCAGCACCCAAGTTTTCTTAAAGAACTTTAATTCTTCTAATTGTTCCTCTTGAATGGTTGTAAATTTATGATGACCCTCATTAATACCCGCAACCGCAATACCATTCTTCATGAAACATGAATCAATTGGACCTTCAAAGACAAAAACATCATCTATGGTAGGATCAATTTTTTCCATACCGAAAATAGTCTTATCAGAATTTTGTTTTGATATATAAGATGACTTATCATCCCAATCAAATACTTGTCTGCTTTGGTAATGAACGATTTTACCCTCTGTATTTTTGAAGGGAAGAATCAATCTGTTCTTATGAACATAATCTTTCAGAGAAACATACAACGCATCAGGTTTGTTTATAGCAACATCTAGCTTTCTTCTCTTATAATAGGCAATAACTTCTTGAACTATATTATTATCCTTATAAAAGGACACCTGATTCTTATCAAAGAGATTTATACTGTCTTCAGGTAGAGATTGAGGAGTCTTTTTAACGAATTCCTTTGTGTCGTCTGCATATATGTCGATATTGATGCAGGATTCTCCTATTTCCTTCTGTAATTCATCATCGCTCATACCAGACACTTCTCGTATCCAGTTATAGGGAGTCATACTAGCTCCACAATTATGACAATATATGTTCTTATTCTCTGGAATATAGAAACACCTCTTCTTCTTTCCCCAACTCTTTCCCTCTTTACATATCGGACAGCAAGAATTATAGGTATTGCTGTATTTATTATGAGAAACTTTGTATCCTAATTCGTAAAACTTGGTTACAACATAGTCTTCTGGTAAATCAAAGACTTTTTTCTTCGTTGGGGTTAAAATGATTTTTGATAGATCGTCTAATTTTTTCTTTAGTTTCTTCACAGTGTTTTTTTCCCAATCTAGCTTGTCTAATTTTTTCTTTAGTCTCATCTGAACGCTTTCTACCTAAAGCGGCTATGCTCATTTTTTCTTTAGATTCTTCACAATGTTTCATCCCCAACCTATATGTCTTTCCTCTTTGTTTAAGTCGCATAGTTTCTATAGATTTTTCGGATCTTTTAATTCCTTTCAACGACTTACTTATTTTCTCTTTTGTATCCTGTGAAAATTTTTTACCAATCCTACTATTACTCATCTTCATTCTAGCTTCTTTAGAGTGTTTCGTTCCTGTCCTATCCATAGAATATTCACATATATTATACCCTTTATCTTTATTG